CCTTGGTCTGCCGCAGCGCGAAGCGCGCCATGGAGCCGGCCTCCTCGTACATCATGATGTCCTCAATATCTGACGGGACTTCGCGGTTCTCCCGGCTGGCCAGGTCATATATCCACGCCCGCTCCTCCTCCGACAGTTCGAGAAACGCCGCGAAAAGCTCGATCTGCTCGGGGCTGAACGCCTTGCGGCGCTTGTGCTCGATGTCGCTGAGGAAGCTGAGGGAAATTCCCAGCACCTTGGATATATCGCTCAGGGTCAGCCCACGGGGGTCCGCCAGCCGCTTCTTCCTGATGTAATCCCCGAAGCGCATATTTTTTTCCTGTAGCATTGACCGCTCTCCTTAATACGCTTGTTACGCTTGCATGAGTAAATTATACAGCATTCGACAATGCTTGTCAAGTGAAAAGCGAAAAAATGTTTGCAATTTTTTCGGTAAAAATATCTGGGCGAGGAGAGTTGTGCGCGCCGGGCGTGGTCATTGCGCTTGGTAGAGGGTGCAAAAGCCTCGCATTCACTATGGGCACAATGGGGGTACTGTGGACACGTTGCCCTTTTCGAAGGCCGGAAAAACGAGAAAAAGGCCCAAATCCGCCTGCCTTGAAATTGCGGATTTGGGCCTGGAAATTTGAAAAAGGCTATATATAGCCTTTTTCGCTCTTTGCTGTTGTATCCATTTTAACGCCTTTTCATGGCGGAGAAGTTGGCATAACGCACGAAATACCCTTATATATCAAGGAATACGCGATGCATGGAGGATGAAATGGTGTTTATTTGGTGTTTGTTGTTGTGTTGCATAGCGCAACAAACCACGTCGTCAAGCCACATAAAGCCACACGGGCGCACTGAATTTTCCCTCAGTGCGCCCGTGTCATTGGTTGCTTTAACGTGAAAAATTTTGTAAAAATAAGGGTTGATTCTTTGCAGAATATGTGCTATAATGTAAAAAATGGAAGGAGGCGGCTATGGCGCGGATAGTATTTCCAGAAGATATACTTGAACGGGTAAACCCAAAGCAGAAATCGTTTAGCGGATTTGCTGAGACAGAAATAAAAAAACTCTTTGGTGAGCTTGCGGCTGAGGATGAGCCTGCGGAGCGTTTAAAGAAAGTGTTTTTTAAGAACGAGACTTATGACCAAATTCACAATGAACTTCCTTTGAGAATTTTAGTTGCACATAAAGGCATTGGAAAATCGGCTATTCTACGAGTTTCATATCTTGAAAATCAAGAAGCAAATATTCTTTCGCTATGGATTCGCCCTAATGACATTGGCGGGTTGCTTTCTGGTGGGAGTTCATCGAATTTTCTGGAGATTGTACGCAACTGGAAAAATGGACTAGAGAGAATAATAGTTGATTCTGTCATGGAAAACTTTTCGATTGATAGTGGTAATGAAAGAGTTGATACAGTTGTTCGCGGCGGCGTGAAACTGTTGGACAAACTTTCGTCTATTGCTGACGCATTTGTTAGCAAATATGCCAATGCTGATAAAGCCAAGACAGAAGTAGCGAAAGCGTATTTGAAAAGCAAAAGAATAGTTATCTATATTGACGACTTAGACCGTGGATGGCAGGGAACAAAAGAGAATATTATTGGAATTTCTGCTCTGCTTAGTGCTGCTAGAGATATGGTGCATGATCCTAACAATGCCGGTTTGCAAATACGCATAAGCCTAAGGAGCGATGTATATTTTCTGGCTAGAACGTCCGATGAATCAACCGACAAAATCGCGGGAGACGTGATTTGGTTAAGCTGGACGCAACATCAACTCCTTGCGGTGTTAGTCAAAAGAGTTCAGGAGTATTTTGGTTCTTCATACGACATGAAGTATTTATTAGCTAAACGACAAAGTGAACTAGAGCAGTTGCTAGAACCGATTATGGAAACGACGTTTCGAGGGGAAGGCAAATGGAGAGACAAACCGATTCGAAATGTAATTCTTTCGTGTATTAGAAACCGTCCAAGAGATACGATAAATCTTTGTGTTCTTGCCGCAAGAAACGCAAGAGAATCTGGCCGAACAAAAATAATGACTGAGGATTGGCAAGACATTTTCGACCAATACTCGCAAGAGAGGTTGCAAGATACAATTAATGAACACAAGTATGAACTTCCTAACGTTGAGGATTTCTTGTTGGGAATGAAGCCAAATAAGAAAAACAAACAATCAGCAAATGCTTTTCTATACACGAGGGATACAATACTCAACAAAATACGGAGTATTATGCAAACGCAATCTTTCAAAATGGCAAATGGAAGAAATGCGTCTGCTGATGAATTACTTGCATTCTTGTATAAGATTGATTTTGTCAATGCCCGCTCCACTAACCCGAATACAGGAAAGATTGATAGAAAGTTCTTTGAGGATCACCGATACCTGAGCGCACGCTCTGTGGATTTCGGCTACGAATGGGAGGTTCATATGGCTTTCCGATGGGCACTTAATCCAGAGTTCAGCAATGCTATCTTTTCAACCTATCAGCCACCAGAGGATTAAGCAGTGGATGATTTTACTTCCTCCTTTCGGGTAATGCAATTTACGAGGAGATGAAACAGTGTTTGATTTTTCCGCATGGACAAATGAAAATTCTTTAGCGCTGGTCACAATTATCCTCACGTTGGCCGGCGCAATTGTTGCCTTGTGGCAATGGAGACAGCGCACAAAAATACAGCGCTCGGAATTTGTTAAACAGCTAATTGAAAAGCTACGGTTTGATGAATCTGTTTCAGCAGCCGCTTACCTTATTGACTATACGCAAGATTGGTATCACGAAAAATTTCATTACCCTGAAAACAGAGATACAGAGACTAAGGTTGATAAATACTTGGCTTATTTATCATATCTCTGCTATCTCATTGAGACAAAGAGTGTCACGCCAAAGGAAGTGCAATTGTTTGAATATAAGCTGTATAGAACGGTTCAAAACATGTCAGTACAGGCTTATCTTTGGAACTTGACGCATTTTGCAGAGAAGTTCGGCATTAAGTATTCTTGTTACAATTTGGTGGAATATGGTATTAAGAAAAAGATAATTAACGAAGATTTCCTAACGAATAAGATAGATAAGTTTCCTAAACGGTTAAATTTTTAGTTCCTCTTTTTCCCATACACCGTCAAATCCCTTTTATACCCCTCGAACGTATCCACCCGTGCAATATCATACAATCCCCCGTTGTAGCGTATAACGTGCCTTGTGGTGATGTCCGCCCGCCAGTTAATGACAAACTGGACTTCCTCGACGGCGTGGATTGCGGCGGCGGCGTAAATCTCTTTGCCGGACAAATGCCGAAAATAGGCCCACACGGGCGGGGCTATGGGGGCCAGGTGTTCGGTTGAAAACCCGTCCGCGTCTTTCGTAAAGGTCGCTTGCAAAATCTCAATTTTCTTGTCTTTCAGCTTCATCATATCGCCCCCGTAAATTCATTGTAATGTTCATAAAGGCCCACATAGCAATCCAGCAAAGCCGCCGTGCCGTCTATCCGTTGGCGCGGGCTTTGGTTTTTAACGGGCACAATATTGCCGTTGCGGTCGTGGACAACGCCCGTATTGGTCAAGCACCATTTCAGGATAGGGTTATTGTTGTAAATGACTTTGCGGGCTTTCAAGTCCTGCCCCAACATTTGCATAGGCAGGGAAAGCGTTTTCGCGCCCTGTATGCACCTTACCATGGTAAAGCCTTGGGTTTGCATTTCCTCGACGAAATAGCGCGCGCTGTATGAATCATAATAAACCCACGCGGGGAAAAGCTCATGCTCTTTCACTGTATCGCAGAACCACGCTGTCACGTCGCTGTAATTGATGGTGTTCCCCGCGCAAAGGCGCAAAAGGCCCCGGTCAAACCACTTGTCATAGGGGATTTTGTCTTGCCGGACGCGCTCTAACAGGTTGTCGGCGGGCAGGAAATACATTTGCGTCACAAATTTGCGGTCGTCGCTGCGCTTCATGAAAAGCAATGACGCGCAAGTCAGGTCGGTTGTGATGGACAAATCCACGCCGCCGATGCAGTACGCCCCGCGAAAGTCGGCCAGGTCGAAGGTCGCGGGGTTGTCGATGTCGGCAAAGGATAGCCAAGCAGATTTCACCGTTTCCCTTTGGTTAAATTCTTTGCACAATACGCCCGAAAGCTCGTGCGGTTCCTGCTTGGCGCGTTCCACTTTGGCGGCCAGGTCGTCAAGTTTCTTGATAGCGCATAGGGCCGGGTTCGCTTTCGTCCACGCCGCCGGGTCTGTCCACTCGTCGCGCTTGTCAAGCTCGTAGAGTATCGGCAAAAACCGCAAGTCCTCCAACGCCCCGTCCGCGACGCCGCAAGCGTGATTGTAAAGGTCGTCGAAGATGTTTTCGCGGGTCGTCCCGGCGGTGGTGATGTTCACGAAAAGGGGCTGCCGCCGCGCCGATTGGCTTTGCTTCAGCACCTCGTACAGGTTGCGGTCGCGGACGCCGTGCAGCTCGTCAAGACAGACAAAGGACGCGTTGAGGCCGTCCAGGGTGTCGCTGTTGCGGGCCAGGGGCTTGAAAATCGACATGGACGGCGCGAAGTACAGGTCATTCTTGCGCTTGCGGAAATGCCGCGAC